GAGGCATGGGAAGTAAAATTAAACGAATCTCGCGAACAAGTTCGTTCAGAACTCCGAGAGGAATTCGCACAGAAATATGAGCATGACAAGAACGTAATGGTAGAAGCCCTTGATAAGATGGTTACTGAAGGTCTAACTGGTGAAATTACAGAATTTCAAACAGAAAGACAAGCAATGAATGAAGATCGTGTCAAAGCACAAGTTAAATTACGTGAAAATGTACAAAAATTCAATGAATTTATGGTTACTAAACTAGCCGAAGAAATCAAAGAATTACGTAATGATCGTAAAGTTCAAATGGAAGCCCGTGGTAAACTAGAACAATTCGTAGTAAATGCTCTAGCCCGTGAAATTGGCGAATTTGAAACTGACAAACGTGCTGTAGTAGAAGCCAAGGTCAAATTAGTTGCAGAAGCTAAACACCAACTTGATTCACTTAAAGCTAAATTTGTAGCTGAAAGTGCAAGAAAAGTTAGTTCAGCAATCAGTACACATTTAAAAGGCGAAATCAGTCAATTGAAAGAAGACATCCAAAGTGCAAATGAAAACACATTTGGTCGTCGTTTGTTTGAAGCATTTGCCGCTGAATTTAGTTCAACACACTTGAACGAAAAAGCAGAGACACGTAAACTTCTAGCAATCTTAGATCAAAAAGATCAACAATTAGCTGAATCTATCGAAACTGCTAAACAATCACAACGTTTAGTAGAAAGTAAAAACCGTGAAGTTCGCATTATTAAAGAAAGTAACCTTCGTGAACGTACTATGAGTGAATTACTCGGAACACTAAATGAAGACAAAGCCCATGTAATGAAGAACTTACTAGAAAGCGTCCAAACACCAAAATTGAAAGGCGCATTCGACAAGTATCTACCAGCAGTATTGAATACATTAACAGAACAAAGACCAGTTGCTAAAAAACAAATGATCTCTGAAAGTGTAGCAATTACTGGTGATAAATCTGCCAAGAAAACAGAAGTTGAGACCCAAGAACGTGATAACGTGATTGATATCAAGCGTCTGGCAGGGCTTTAATCGACATACTATTAACAGGAGATAATTAAATGTCAAAAGTACTATTAGAGAGCCGCTGGAATGAAACCAAAGAAGCCCTCCTTGAAGGTCTCAAAGGCGTCCGCCGCTCATCAATGGGTGTTATTTTAGAAAACACCAAAAAGCAACTACTTTCTGAAAGTAATGCTGGAACTACAACCGCTGGTAATATTGCCACACTAAATCGTGTCATTCTTCCAGTTATTCGCCGTGTTATGCCTACTGTTATCGCTAACGAGTTAATTGGTGTTCAACCAATGACTGGTCCAGTTGGACAGATTCATACACTACGTGTTCGCTATGCTCAAAACTTGACAGACAATTCAGCAGCTCAAACTTCGGTTGTGGCTGGTGACGAAGCTCTATCACCATTCTTGATCGCTCAAGCGTATTCACGTACAAAGTCTAGCGATAATACAGCAAACAGTTATACCGCAGCTCCAACCGCTACTCTTGAAGGTAACGGCGGAAAAGCAATCTCTGTACAGATTCTACGTCAAGCTGTCGAAGCCAAGAGCCGTAAGTTACAAGCTCGTTGGACATTCGAAGCTGCACAAGACGCACAATCAATGCATGGTATCGACGTTGAAGCCGAAATCATGGCCGCTTTAGCACAAGAAATTACTGCTGAAATCGACCAAGAAATTCTTCTTTCATTACGTCAATTGGCTGCTACTGAGTTTACATATAACCAAGCTACCGTTTCTGGTACCGCTACATACGTTGGTGACGAACACGCTGCTTTAGCTGTTCTAATTAACCGTGTTGCTAACCTAATCGCCCAACGTACTCGTCGTGGCGCTGGTAACTGGTGTGTTGTTTCTTCAGAAATGCTGACTGTTCTTCAGTCTGCTACAACATCAGCTTTTGCCCGTACTACAGAAGGTACATTCGAAGCACCTACTAATACAAAATTAGTCGGTACATTGAACAACGCAATGCGCGTTTTCGTTGACTCATATGCTCCAAGTGGAACACCAGTTCTAGTTGGTTATAAGGGTTCTTCAGAAACAGACGCAGCTGCATTCTATTGCCCATACATTCCGTTGATGAGCAGTGGTGTTGTTCTAGATCCGTCAACATTCGAACCAGTCGTTTCGTTTATGACGAGATACGGCTACGTGGAATTGACAAACACAGCATCCAGCTTTGGTAATGCTGCTGACTACGTTGGTGAGATCGCGGTAACTAATATATCGTTTCAGTGATATTTTACCACTATTCAAGAACTTTTTGAATATAGTAAAACAAAAACCCGCTTCGGCGGGTTTTTTGTTGTCTATTTTTTCTTACGTGGTCTACCACCAAGTTGCCATCCTTGTTCTATCCAAGATTGAAGTGTATCTTGTTTGACTTTTTTCTCGACATCGTTTCTATTAATACTAACAACACCTAGATTAGCCGCAGCAACAGCGTCACCATGTCCTTCTGATTTAGGCTTACGACAAGATATGGCAATCTTATTCTTATGAACGTCATTCATCGGCCCACGAACTAACCCTATCATAGAATCTCGTTGCTTATCTCTTGTTTCTTGAGATCGTTTATCCGTACCATTTTTCTTCATTGTGTCAACTGACTTTCTTACTTTTTCTTTTAATTTTTCATCTGTTAATTTTGGTCTATTCTGAGCCGCTTCTTTTACTCTGGCTAAAACTTCAGGACGATCTTCTTTACGACCTTTGTTCCAAATTTCTCGACCATTTATAAATTGTTCACTCATAGTTTCACTATGATTCTTACTCCACTCTATTCTGTTCTTCTCATACGCTCTGACAATAGCATATGATGACTGACGTTCCATATGTTCTCCAGAGACACCCATCATATTAAAGGCATATATCATTGATACTTTGGCTGATCCAGTAGTCATTTTAGTCAAGAGCCAATGACACCAAGCGTGATCATGTCCAGTTAATTTGACAAGATTTTCAGGTGAATCATTGCCACCCATACTACGTGGGATAATATGATGTATTTCACCACGAGAATCTTTATCTAAAATGGCTCGTTTTTGGATGATACCATAGTACCATCGTGTATATTTTGTATTGTTAAATTGGTTCATATGTTTATTTATCTTTCGCTGTTACTAATATTACTTTTCAATCTTTAACTATACACTGTCATTCATTAAATGTCAACAAATATGATCAATCAAGATAAATATTATATATTATAGGATACTACTATGTTAGACAATCAAACACGTATGAGAGCAATGTTAAATTTAATTGAATCAGTAGATCAAGGTAAAAAACTCAAATTAAATGAAAGTATTGGTGAAGAATTATCTGAAGATAGTGGTTCTGATCCTCGTCAACTTGCACAAGAAGCACTTAGTGCAGCAGTAAGATACATTCAAGATGCATTAGAAGTATCTGAAGAAGATGAAGAAATTGCTTATGAATATTTTCGTGACGAAAATGCTGAAACAGTACTTGACATTTTTGTTGAGTATATTGAACATCAAGTTGATGCTCAACATAATGGTGATGCACCACCTAATGACGATTTTTAAATATTATTAAAAAAGATAAATACAGTATAATATAGGATACTAACATGTTAGACAATCAAACACGTATGAGATCAATGCTAGATTTAATTGAGTCAGTAGATCAAGGTAAAAAAATTAATTTAAATGAAAGTATTGAAGAGAAAGTATCTGAAGATGTAGAAGATACTCATCAAGATCCAGAAAGTTTAGCTGAAGAAGCACTTGATGCCGCTGCCGCATATATTCAAGATAAACTTGGAATTACAGATGGTGGTCCAGCTGGTATGTTCTTTAGTGGAGAAAATGGTATAACTGTAGAAAAGATTTTTGCTGATTATGTCATGTTTGAATATAAAAATATGGAAGACGATAATTCACAAACTTTAGATGAAGGCGCTATGAAGCGTTGGCTTATAAATCAAGCAATGTCTATGGAGAAAGATGATTTTGTTGCAAATGCGATGCGACGCAACGGGGCGATTTTTCTGAGCTCAGAAGAAGCAGAAGAATACTGGGACAATATTAACGGTGTAGACGATGAAGAATCTGATAGTAATACACGTAGCAATCAATTTGAATCAGTAAAATCTAAAACTGGAAAATTACCATCAATGGCACATATTAAAAAAATGTGTAAAGATGGAAAAACTGTAGCAGAAATTTGTAAAATGCATCCTGATTGTGATCGTGCCGAATTAAAACAAATGGTAGCTGATTGTAAAGATAAATTGTCAGAGTCTGGTGAAGGGAATTCTTCTACTCGTGAAAAATCTGTCAGTGACAGTGATGAAGGATATGATAAATGGGATCCAAAACATCCTAATTTTGCAAAAAACTACAAGAAATATAAGACTAGTAATCCAGAAGGAACATTAAAATCTTTTATTGCTCATTTGAAGAAAGGTGCATTGGCAGAAGGTGTTAGACTTAACAAATTTCGTCAAGTAGCTGATATTCTCAAAACATTACCTGAAAATAATCGTAAGATTTTAGCTAAGCGTCACTGTAAGATTTTTGAAAGTAATAATTCACGTTTTAATAGTAGAAAGTTTATGACATATATTGGTCTTAATGAAGGTGATGTAGAAGATTTCTTAGCACGTGGTGGAAAAATACAACAAGGTGCACCAACAGATAAAAAGACACCTAGAGCTAGAAATTCTAGTTATACTGATCATTCAATGCGTAAGGGTGAACAAGGTCGTCGTGGTAGAGGTTATCAAGATTATGATCCTGATGATCATCAGTCACGTAATGATGATATTGATTATCCAACAAAAGATATTCGTAAACCTGAATATGAAAGTAAACAAATGAATGAAACTTATGGTAATGGTGAGATTGAAGTTAACTTTATCAATAGTGGAACTGGTCAACAGTTAGGTATGAAGACAGTTCAAGCTGGTAGCATTACATTAGATAATTATGGACGTCCGGTTATGAAAGTTTCATCTCCATTTGCATCTGGTAATACGTTAATGGCTAATTTTGATTCTAAAACTGGTGGTTGGGTTGTTGATTTAGACTAATTACAATCTGATATTACTCCAATCAATGGTGGCATCCACTGTTAATTCCGCCCTCTTTTTGATATTTTTCAATCTGAGGGCGTTACAATTTTGGCAGATAGTTTCTCCATTAATCAAACATAATTGACAACTATCAATTGATTCAAAGTTACATATATTGCACTTTGAATCTTTTTTCTTTTTGGTATATTTTAATTTTGCACAATGATTGCATAAAGTATGCCATCGCTGATATCCACTTACACTACGACCATTTGGTCTTGATGGTAATTTATTACATTCTTTACACATGGGTCTGATAGATTGTTGTTTTAGCATTATAATATTTATGTTATAAGTCATGGGACCCTAGTTTTGACGATTAATTTAAATATAATACGATAAATATTACTATAACTGGATAAAGCATGGCACAACAAATTATTAACATTGGAGCTTCGTCAAACGATGGTAATGGCGATCCTCTAAGACTTGCGTTTGAAAAGATTAATGAAAACTTTACTCAACTATATAGTTTAGGATCCGGTGGAACTGCGGCTCCACCACCAGGCGCAGTTCAATTTGCGGCCACAAATAATCTAGATACAATTGCTTATAATAGCGGTACATGGGTAATATTTGGTACACCATTACGATATTTTTACAGTACAGATGGAATAAATTACAGTAATCAAACTAGTCCAGTTAATCAACCAATAAATTCAGTAACTCCAACACCATTAGGATTTATTGCAGTTGGAGATAATGGTACTATTATCACAAGTAGTAATATTGCCACTACATGGACAGTACAAACAAGCGGAACAACAGAAAATTTATTACGAGTATATTATACTGATATTACTGGATTATATGTTGCGGTTGGTGAAAATGGAACAATATTAACTAGTTTAAATGCTATTACTTGGACTTTACAGGCTACTGGAGTATTAGAAAATTTACGTGGTATTGCTTATGATGTAGACAATGGTATATATGTTGTAGTTGGTAATGCTGGTACAATATTATTAAGTGAAGACGCAATAGATTGGATTATCCAAGATGGTGGAGTTGTTGATAATTTAAATAGCGTGGTATTTGATGGTGACAATTATATTGCAACTGGAAATAATGGTACAGTAATTGTCAGTTCTGATGGTATAACATGGACATCATCAATTAGTGGAACTGTTGAAAATCTTAATACAATTACGTTGGCAACTGTATCAACTATACCTACATTGGTATCAGCTGGCGATAATGGAATTCAAATCACTAGTAACAATGGTGCAACATCATGGTCTACTAGTAGTACTGGA